GCGCGACTTCGAGCGCCATGCCCGATCCGTCGCCGCCTTCATCCGGCTCGCCATGATCCGCATCATGCTCCGACGCCTGACCAGGCCAGTTCATTGCTCATGAATCCTAACTTCTTGGATCGGCTCTAAGGCGTCGGCGCCGGGCGGCTATTCGGGAGCCTCGCGCGGGAATGCCGGGATTAAGGCCGCGCAGGAGCGCAAAGCCGAAGGCATCGAGAAAGCTCAGGACCGTAAAGAGGTTGGTATCAAGGTCGCCGCGGCCATGCGCGACGCGACGCTGATGCTGGTCAACCTGACTGAATACGGCCTGATGAACACCGAGGAAGCGCGGGCGCTCCACAAGGAGCTGCGCGAGTGGTACCTCAAACAGTGGGATGCGACCGAGAAATTGCTCGACGTGCCGTTCTAGGCAAGCCGCTACACTCTCAAAAAAGCCGCCCCACAGGCGGCTTTTCGTGTCTTGGTACGTCTGTTAAATTGAACCAACCATTGCGAGGGGGCCAGCCATGATTAAAATTGCTGCACTAGTCGTATTGTTTTTGGGTCCAATTGTAGCGTTTGCGCAAGATGCGCCTACAAACGACGATGTACTTCAATGCGCGCGACAAATAATGTCTCAGCACGCGTGGGGGTTTTTGCCTAATCAACAATCATGCTCAACCGCCATTAGTGTAGAGTCCGCGGAAGTGGAAGACACCTCCATTTCAGGAAATGTTGGGCAGGTTCGCGCCCATGTGCAATATCGTGCGCTGATGCAATTTGGCGGCTCGTCGGGACTGATCCAACAATGTATCGGTAAAAGTTATCAAGGAAACATTATGTTTTCGCCAGGGGACCCATTCGGTGACGAAAATTATGTCATTGCTATGCAGAAATGGTCATCCGGTTGGAGATGTCAGTAGCTATCCACACCCTGAACCCTGCGTGAATTTTGTCCGGGGTACAATGAGGGTATGCAAAGGTTTTCCCAAAATTTGGGAGTTATCGTGCTCGCCAGAGAGTGTGTATCGTTTGTGATATACTTTCTGTGGCGCGACAGCGCCCCGATTGCGGGACAGCATTTGCATCGCTCAAGGCTCTAGGCTTGTCCTGGGGCCTTTTGCGTTTCTGCATCGGGCTGCGAGATGATGAAGTCGCAGACCATACCGCGATAACCGTGGGAATGAGGCGCGTAAAAATCGTTTGCGCGCCGCTTATTTCACAAGCCCCTCTGGGGCAACGGGAAGAGCCTACCGAGAATCTTCACATTCTTACGGGAGGAGCGGGAGGAATGGCCTGGGATCGGGGCTTAAGAAGGGTCGCACAATATTGGTGGTGGCGACGTATTGACGAGGAGATGGAGTGTTTCAAAACATATGACCCGGAGCGAGCGCGCATTGAAATTTTTGGGGATCAAATGACATCTCCCCCGGCGTCGGCCTTGTAACCGCGCGGCCTGTCTCGGTGACCCGGTCAATTTCCACGTCAATTATCATTGGTTTCTTGCTGCTAAGGTATGTGCTCGTCTCAACCCAACTAATAGAATCGTCAGTGATTATTGCGTTGAAAACATGAGGCTCTGCAGATCGTATTGCCACTGTTCGATTTTTCGTATCAACGATTAGGTACATTGGCGTGCCGCTTCCGTCGGCATAGATGCATGTCAAATTGAAAGGCTTGTCCGCCGCAAAGGCAGATGCGGCAAAAGCTAGGCCGAACGTTGTCACGGCCGCTGCCAAAAGTTTCATTAGTCGCCCCTTTTTGCCTGCACTCCGATTGTAGTGCCCTTGTCGTCGTGACGCCGCTTCTTATCATGGGAACAAATGCGGAATAAGAGGCTCGCTGCATGAACGAGCGCAACGAATGGGAGCCTGATTTATTTGGCTGTCGGGGAAGCCTGCCGCAATACGTGGATGTCATCGGAGTCTGCGCGTGCGGGCACCGGGCCATCATCCCGCGCGACCTGCCAAACGTGAACCGATGGACGTATCTCGCTTATGTCCGGAACCGGCTCAAATGCGAGCGTTGCGGCGTGAAGGGAGCGCGGAAGCTTCTGGTCCGAAAGATGCCGCGCTAAATCTGTTTAGATTTTTGCGTCACGTTTTTCGATCGCTTTGCGCTTATCTTCCGGCAACGACCCGTACAGCTTTTCAATCTGATTCGGTGTCGAAATCAAACGCTCAACGATAACGTTTAGAAGTTTGAACAACGCCTCCGCGGTCTCCCTGTCGTCGTTGAGGTCGATTTGGCCGGGATGGACCGCTTCATTCCCTATGACCCGGACAACGTCGAGCGCCTTTTGTATCCGGACATCTAAGCCTTTCGACACCAGGCTTTTGATATCGTCGTCGATTTTTTTGCCTTTTTCACCAACATGCTTCATCAGTTTTTGAAGACCCAATCGCAATAGCGCTGCCGCACCACGCGGCGACAAAGCAAAAATTGAGGAGGCTTCAAGAAAATCACATTTCACATCCTCCGGCATGTCGCTGTGCGGATCGCGAGAATATTCGACGGACGGGAAAATGAGTTTGTCTCCTACCCAGATCGAGTATTTCTTACAACTAAAGCACTGGCTGATGTTCAGGTTATGAAGTGTTTGAAGACCGCCTGGATTATCCGCATTTTCGGGTATCAAGACCCCCTGTGCGAGCAACTGAAACTCGTATATGAGCGCCTGATCCATTCTGGGATTCAACGTTAGCAAATAGTCATTCGGACGCATGGGATGCTCGTCAGAGCCATAGGAGTCCAGCAAACCCCGAAACCAATCCTGATGCGCAATCGCTCCGCATCGAGGACAGCTAAATTTATGGGCGGCGAGGGTCGGAAATTCTTTTTCAGTCATGTGTTTTACTCCTGCCGCCCATATATCAGAAAAGCCCCTCAAATGGGGCTTTTCGGATCGTACAGCTGGATTGTCAGGTTTCAGCGCCAACGGGCTGTATAGCTCAATTTTGAGCGTTTAGGACGATGCTGGCGGCGGGGTGTTGGCCTGATTGGCCGCTACCGCGTTGTGGTGAGCGATATACGTCCAAACCGCCGAAATGATGCCGATGAACGAAATGATGCCAATGACGGCCTGCGAGATCGTGTTCTGGTCGATGCCGGTGAGGCCGACAAAGGACAGCAAGGTGCTTATCACGGTCACGAGCGCTGCGATTTCTCCTGAGGTCATAGTTTTTAGAGAAGTGAATTTAGCTTTTGTCGAGAAGCAGGACCGACCACCTGCCCGCCCAACTCTTCGAGCGTGGCTGTCGAGCTGAGCGCATATTTGAGTTGGAACTTCAAAACGGCTCCCGCGGTGATGCTGCCGTAGTACCCTGTCGGCGCGAGATTGAACTCGCCGTCGTAAGCGAGGAACTGCTGGAGCGCCGTTATTTCCTCACCGCTCTGCCCGAGTGCCAAGTCTGTGCTGAAGGTGTGTTGCGGCGGCTGGACCGGCGCCGGATTGTAGATAAGCACGATGGCGCCCCAGATCGCATTGGCGGCGAAATAGTCCTCGTCGAGGAACTGCCAGCCGTTGATGCCCGCGCCACTGCCCCAGCTCTGGGGGCACCACAGTCCCTTCTTGCTGTTGTAGATTTGCGGCTGCACGCCGTACATGTAATGCGACCACGGCGCGCCATCTGCCGCGACCGGCGGCTTGGGTTCCGGCGAGAGCCAGGTGCCGTTGTTGGTGCCGTAGAGCCCGAGCACGATGCCGAGGCAGGCGCTCGCGGCCTGCGCGACGCTATCGATATCGAAATTCGGAAACGAGTAGGCGAGCGTGGCCTGGTCCTTTGACGCGCCGATGCGCGCGATGGCGGTGATGTCCTGCGGACGCTCCATGAATGCTTCGGAAGGCGGTTGGTCGCCGTCGTAACTCGGACAATCACCTTCCAGGCCGAAGCCCTGATTCTTGGCGATCGTCGCAAGGTCGCGGTCGCTACTCCCGCCGCCCGGCACATAGACCTGGCTGTAGAGATATTTGGCGCTGCGCGCGCTCGGGTCGCTGGCGTATGCCGCGCGCAACCGCGCGCCGTAATAGCTGAACGCCTGTCCGCCGCAGCTGCCGCTCGACCCTTGGTCTTTTATGGCGAGAAGCGAAACGAGCGCCGGATCGGGCCCGGTGCCTACCTGCCACTGAAATGGATCGGCGGCCTGGGCGACTTCGCGCGCGTCGAAGGGATAATCCCGCGGGTCAGGACGACGCTGGTTCGCGCCGGACGGATGGGAACCCAACACGTCGATAGGGTTCATAGATGCCTTGATTATACCCCCGGCAACCGGCGTGGCCGGAGGTACTGTGGACAGCTATTTGATACCCACGGTGAAGTAATGGGTGACGACGCTCCACACAGCCTCTGCCGATTGGATCGCGCCGCCGATTGCGAAGAAAAAACCAACGACGACGATAGCGAAGCGGCGCAGCGAAATCCATTTGTCGTACGCCTCGACCATCGGTGTCACTTTCGCGTCGAGCGCCTTTATCTTTCCGTTGACCGCCTTGTCGACCGCCGTTTGGACCGCCGCGGGCAAATGGTCTTGGAGTGCTTGCGCTACCGCCGCGTTGACTGAGTTGTGAATCTCATCTGGCGTCATACGCGGTTACCACAAGTTCGTAATCAGGAGGGTCGTGGCGGTCAGCGCGATGCCGACCTTGCGCGTAGTCGTGCCGGGACTGGGGCCGATCGAGCCGCTGGTGTCATTGAGGTAATACTGCGCGCCAATGGTGAGGCCGCTTAGGTTCCCCGCCGTGCCGCCGATAATGACGCGCACGCTGGTCGCGGCGGTGTAGGCCGCATTGGCAAAGCCGATGAAGCTGGCACATGTGGATGCCAGCAGCGAGCTGCCCTTGTACACGCGTGTGGTGACGCTAGACATGAAGGGAGCTATCGAAATTGCCTCGACGGCACCGCTGTTGCCCGTGCCGATAGCGCTGATGGTCTGCGTCGCCATCGGGTAAATGCCGCCGGTGTCGGCGCTCACGCACGCACCGCCCGATATCGCGTTGCTGGATGCCCCGCTAAGCGCCCCGCCTGCTGCGCACATAGCGAAAATGAGCGAGCCATTGGTGAGCGGCGTGAGAGTCAGGCTTTGCGTGCCACCACCAGTGTTCTTCGCGTTCGCTTCCGGCGTACTCGTCTGCGCGGCGTTGTAGTAGGAATAGATGTTGAAATTGACGCTCCCCGTGGTGTTCAGCGTGATGACGAGATTGTTCGCTCCGGTCGCTGGCGCTTCGAGATACCAAATGTCGGCCACGCCGCCATTAATGCCCTCGTGCGTTATTTGACTCAGCGCGACGCCATTGTAGGTGATGCCAGAAACTAGGACGGAGCCCAGCGCCTCGATTGCCACAACAAGCACGCGGTTGGAATTGGAGCCCACGGTGAAGGACTGGGTAAAGCTTGAGGCGCTGCTGCCGCTGTAGTTGTTTTTGGCATCGAGCGTCACGGCCACCGATGAATACGGGAGAGCTATCATGGCGTCCCCGGCACTGCCGTTCATGCCTGCGGTATAGAGGTCGGTGATGTCGTTTGAGGCGAGGCCGGTCATATTGGACGCGTCGCCGTAAAATTCGGCCGCGTAGACGGCTCCCCACCGATAGCTGGCGCCGCCGAGATTGTAGGTATCGTCCGCCGACGGCAGCAGGGACGCCGGAATTGCTCCCGGATTGAACGGATATTGCAGGAACGGCCGCACGTCGTTGAGGATGTAGCCCTGCCCGCTCGCCTGATTGCCGTTGTCGAGCAGCTGCGTTTCCCCGACCACGTTGTAAAGCTCGCACAGCGCGGCCTTGTTCGCCGGATAGGTGGGCGCCGACGGGCTCGACGCTTCGGTGCCGGTCGTCCACGCGAGGGTCCCGGTGTTGTCGATCGTCAGGACATCGATGCGTGGGTTGCCGCTGGGCGTAGTAACGGTGGGCGTCGAGCCGCCCGAGAAAATGACCCGCGTGCCGTTTACGTAGACGACGCCCGGCTCGACGTAGAGCTGCATCGTCTGCGCGGTATAGCTGCCGCCGGTGACGGTGGTCGATGCGCCGAAGGAAGAAAGCGGCGCATACAACGAGGTGTTGTTGCTGCACGGCGTGATGGTCGTGCCGGAGAGCGGCCAAATGAGATAGGAGACGAAGAGCTGGTTGGCTGCGGACAGCGCGACGCCGGTCGCGGTCGTCGTCCGCGGCTGATTGAGAAGCGCAAGCAGGTTGGCGAGCGTCGCCGCCGCGGATGCGCCGATGAGAACGTTTCCGGCTGCCGTGCCGATAGCCGAGACGAAGGTGAGGACGACATTTGTGCCGTTGATGTCGAGCGTCAGCGTCTGGCCGTTGGTCGGATTGGTCGGCAGCGCGATGGCGCCTAGTTGCTGATGGACGTGCAGGTTCGCGCCGCCGCGCGCGTCGTGCCGCAAATTCGTAAATTGCTGAACTAAGCCAGCCTCACCCGCGACTACGCTGAAGGAGCGCATACACCGCCATTATATCCGCGATGCGCGCTTATCCGCCGCTATCCACAGTCAGGCCGCGATAAGCGTGGTATAGACGCGCGCGGTGTAGTCGATGGTCCGGGTGTACTTCTTCATATTGCAATCGCCACAAAGCGGCTGGATGTTTTCGATAAAATTCGTGCCGCCAAATTTGCGGGCCTTTGCTATGGCGGATTGCTTAGCCCGCCATTCAGGACCTCGGGCATGCACCTGTTCACGAACGCGTTCCGCGACGCATATCTTTTGACCGCAAGTTGTCAAATGGGAGAGCAGGCAACGGCGGACGAGTTTAACTTGATTGCAAATACAGCATTGCAGCGGTTTTTTGGGTACTGCTCGCACTCATTAAGTCTACTTGGTTTGTTATTGGTATCAACTATTGACGAGAGATATATCACATTGCACAGTTACGTCAGTTCCAGAGGTTTTGGCAAACCCCGGCGAAATGAGGGCGTGATTGAAAAGCTGGCCGGTGCCGATGGTCGAGGTGCCGCCCACGAACGTACCGAACTCGTTGTACGTCTCGTTGGCGAGCTGGGAATCGGAAAAGAAAAACTGAAGGATGGCGTCCGTGGCTCCGTAGTCCTGCTGAAAGCCCACGGCGGCGCGATTGGTCGGCGCCGTCAGCCCCATATCGCTGAGCGCGGGCGCCGTCGCTCCGGTACCGATTTCGCCATAGAGGATGTTGAGGCTGTAGGTGTTGATGCCGACGAGCCGCTGGATGATGAGGTCGAGCCCGTAACCCGAGCTATCCATGATGAGATTATTCACCTCGCGAGCCCGCTCTATGAAATGAGCCGCTTTCAGCTCCTCGACGGCTGCTTTGTTGCGCTCGATGCGACGCAGAAGATGCTCGCGATAGATCGGCGAATCCTCACCCGCGAGGAGTTTCTTGCACATGCGAATAGCGTCGAGAAACGGCGTGACGGCCTCCACCATGCCCGCGCGATAGACGTCGATCGTGATGCGACCTCTGATGCTGAGCGAATTCTTTTCGAGGGTAAGAGTGTTCATTTCCAGGTGAAGAATGACCACCGTGCGGCGGGAGCGGACGCGGCGGGCGCGTCGTCGGCGTACGGCAGGCCGCCGCCGAGGGCGAACGAGCCGTAACCGAACGAACCGTACTCCGCTCCGCCTTCCGCCAATTGCAGCGGTGAGGGAACCGGCCCCCACGCGTAGGGCGGCCGGGTCCCCGTAATTGTAACCGTATCGAGCAGCTCCAGCTCCTCGTCGATGGGGATAAGGTCTTCGAGCACGGTGGAATCGGGCGTGTTCGTCTGCCCGAGGTTCTGCTGCAATAGGGTCAGCATGATGTCGTTGAAGCTGACGATATCGGAGCCGAGCGCCTGCACCTGATATTCAAGCTGGGTGGGCGTGCGCGCGACGCAATTGATTTGCTTGATGACGAGCGTCTTGCCCGAGACGCCAAACTTCACGGAATTAAGGGTGATCTGCTGGCCGATGAAGAGTTGGTTGGCGAGCGAAGAGATGCTGTTGAATTTCACCAAGTAGACGGGGTCGCCGAACATATCGATGTCCGCCTGCGCGCGCTCCTGCGCCTCCTGGATGCTGAGAATGGTCGAGTCGACGATCGCGTCCTGGAGCTCGCCATAGGCGGCGATCGAGGCCGGGTCGGATACGTGCGCCAGAATGGGTATTTGCGCCTGCCCTTGCACGATGATCTGGTTCCCGCTGCCGGGATCGCTGGTGAAGCGCAGGAAGCGTCCTTGGTCGTTGTAGAGCACCTGGACTTCGGAGGGATCGGTCTGCTGGTCGGTGCCGATCGCCTGCCCCACGCCGCCGAGCGTCACGGTCATCGTGCTCAGCGAGTACGGGTAGGCGAGCGGATAGACGAACGTGCCTGCAACGGACGTATAGACATCCACCGGCGCGTATTGGGGCGGCGTCGCCATCGGGTCCGGGTCGAGCACATAATCCTTGGCGTAGGTTCCGCCGACGACGTACACGCTGTTCTTCATGTTCGTGATATCGACTGACACGTCGAGCGTCGGCCATTCGATGTTGCCGCTCGTGTCGTCGATATCGAAGGGAGCGACCGAGGCCTCGGAACTGCCGCCGACGTTCCCCTCCGCGAAATAGAAATGCACGTCCTTATTCGGGTCGATCTACCAGTCCCACCCGATCTGCTTGGCGAGCGCCTCCAGGCATTTGCTGGGCTGCTGATAATTGAACTGGATCGTCGAGACGAGGAAGTTGCCGACCTGGACGTGGTCGGTGGTGAAACCGGCCGGGCAGAAATTGGACACCAGGTCGACGACGATGTCGTGCGGGTCCATCCCGGCGTAGTTCTTCTTTACCACCTTGGAGTCGAAGAGGAACCCCCAGTCGGCCGCGGTCATCTGGTAGAGCAGCAACACCCCGCCTTTGACGATGGGCTCACTCGTGACCAGCGTCCCGCCGAAGATGAGCTGCTCGTTTCCCCCGATGGTGTACTTGACGTAAATTTCGTCGCCGATCTGCGGCATGTTCACCGGGAGCGTCGGCGCCTGGGGCGCTTTAACAGAAAAAGTGAAGGAGCCTTTTTCCTTGGTCAAAACCGCCTGTACGTTGAAATTGGAGTCGAATTCGACGATATCCGTGATGTCATCGACACCGTTCAAAACCTGAATTGAAGACGTATAGGTAGGCATATTCTAAGCAACGGCCCTCGCTCCCCAGGTCGGTGTTTTCCTGTGGCAGTCCTTGCAAAGTGTCCGCCCGTTGCTCACCACCAAGCGTAGTTCAGGAAACCGACAAAATGGTTTTATGTGATCTGCTTCGAGCCTGCTGCCATGCGCTTTGCCCCCCACAACGCATTTGTATCCGTCGCGTTTGAAAACAGCTTCACGCCAAAGGCGATATTCGAGGCTCGTCCGGATTTTGTGATTGAGTTCTGTAATCCCGCCCTGCCAGCGATACGACTTTTCGCCACGCAATCCGGCCGATATTTTCTTCCGTGTCGCCTCGGAAAGTTGCTTTCCCTTTGCACTTTCACTCATGCGCTGACGTACAACTTTGCTGTAGCAGCCGGTTTTTCCCTTATTCCACGGGGTGAAATTGCTGGGGACGCCTAAATGGGCCGCGGCGATTTTCCGTTTCGTCTCTTCCGTATGCTTCCAACCACACCGAGGAATTCGTGCCTTTTGCGCTAGGCTCATTTTCCTTTTTGTAGCCGCCGAATGCGGACCTCGGGAACGGCCGAGATGAGCGAGGCTTAATTTCCGTTTCCACTCTTCAGAAAATGGTGGCCGTTTGTATCCTTTTGGTCGTGGCATACCCTCCTAGAAGAAATTTTTTAATTTAATCTGACGGCCGATCTGTGTCGCAAGCGCCTGCGCAATGGCGTTGGCGCCGCCCTGGTCCAGATACGTGCCGCCTTGAATGAAAATTTGAATGCCGCCTCCGCCGCCGATGCCGCCAACTCCGGCAAGCGATGAACCACCCGCGAAGGCGGATAGCGGGATGATTGCCTCGGGTCCCGCTTCGCCGACCATCGCGAGGGTCGGACCAGTGACGATGCCACCGGTCGCGAAGGCTTTCACGGCGCCGGAGAGCATGCTGCCTATGGCGCTGGTGATGGCGCCTCCCGCGCTCCCTGCCTTGCTGATCGCGGTGACAATGGCCTGAATGGCCGTTTCGACGGCATTGAGCGCTACCACGAGCACTTTGGTGAAAAAGGTTGCCAGCTCGGTGCCGACCGTGAGCATGCCGGTCAAAATGCCGACGGCGAGGGTGAGTGCGTCGGTGAGCAGTACGACGGCGCCGAGCAGCGTCGCGCCGATAACGACGCCCAGGGCTTTGAGATATGGTTCGAGCGGCTGCAATGCCGTCCACAATTGCTCAAGCGCAGGTAGCAGCTCGCTTGTGAAATCGTCGGAAATGCTCTCCCAGGCCGCCTTGAAAAGATTGATGATGCCGGTCTTTGCGTTGAGGTCGTCGAGGAAGCTGACGATTTGAGTGTGAAACGTCACCCAGATCGCCGTCAAACCCGCGATGGCGACCAAGCCGCCCAGCAAAATTAACAGCGGCACGGAGATGACGCTAAACGCGACGCTGAGCAGCGTGACGGCAATCAACAGATACCCGAGCCCTTCAACGAGTGGCCCCGCCGTCGTCATGAGGGTTTGGAGGGATGTTTCAAGGGGCTTATTCGCCCCTATCCAGTTCAGCGTGGCGTCCTCTATCTGATTTATTATTCCCGGCAATCCGCTCTGCGCCTGCGTGAGTGGCGCGAGCTGCTGCGTGAGCTCGGTTATTTTTGCTTTCTCCGCATCGATGTTCGCGGCGGCTTTTTCGTGCGCGGCATTGACCTCTACCGTGGTACCGGTCCACTTTTGCAACGCGGCTTCATTCTCCGCGATGGACGCCTTCTGCTGCTGTATCTGCGCGGTGAGAGTAGAGATTTTATCCTGGCTTTGTGATGCGGCGGCTATCGCGGATTCTATGCCGCCCGAGAGAAACGAGCCGATCTGCTCAAACGCGTACCCGATAATCATCTTTTTGAAATAGCCACCGAATCCTTCGCCTGCGGCGGTGCCAGCCGCCTCGCCTGCCGCTGTGGCATTCGTTACGAGCTCGGTGTCCACTTCGTTCATGGCCGCGGCCAAGCTGTCCTCCATCGCTTGTCCGGATGTCTGCCACGCGGAAGCCACCGCAGCGGCGGCCTGCTGATTGGTCTCGACGAGCGACTGTAGTAACTCGTCGGTGGTCGGGACTATCTCCTCGAAGTCCGTTGCGATGGCTTCGGGCAGTTCATTCCATTGAGCGAGCGAGGCCTGTGCTGCGGCGATCGCCGCTTCTTCGGCCGTGCTGAAGGAAGCGTCCATGCTGGAACTCATTGTCGCGGCGGCTTCGGATGCCTGACCGGACATGGTCTGCAACGCCCCACTGACCTCGCCTAACTGCGCGGTCGCTTCGTCTACGAGACTGACGATGATTTGAAGCTGTGTCTCGTTCACCGCTTCATTGTAACGCGGCGACTATGGATGCCGGGCTATTGGGGATTAGCTGTGGTGGCGATTGGCCTACCGAGCTCCTGGAACGTGCATTTGGCGAGCGTGATGTTGAAGGTGGGATTGCCGCCGCTGATCGCGACATCGGTATTGGTGGCGATCAAGGTCATGGCTTGCGCCTGCGGGGTCATGAAATAGGTTTTGGCGTCCGTCTCGTTCTGCCAGATGCACTCGAACGAACCCTCGATCGAAAATTCCTTGTTGAGGAAATCTGCCGGAGAAAGGCTGCCGAGCACGTCCTGCGCTTCGACGTTGGAATTGATGGAAATCTTCGCACTCTTGAGCGCGACGATGGCGGGGCCGAAGGTCTGCGTGCCGATGGCGCCGGTCGTCGCGGCTGAGAGGTCATAAGCCGACGAAGAGACGATCTTCGCCACGGTGGCACCGGCCGGAATGTTGGTGCCCGTGACGGTCATGCCGACGCGCAGCTGCGTTTGCGGATTGATAGAGCACCCGGTGACGTGGATGCTCGACGCTGCCGTGCCGGTGCAAGTGAGCGCGCCGGTGACGCCGGTGTAGGTCGGTGCAAACCCGGCCGCGAGATACTGCGGCAGAAAGCGGTTTTCACTGGTCGTCGACGGGGTAAAGGCGCTTTGGACGACGCCCGATTGCGCCAAAATCGACGCCGTGAATTGAATGAATTTCTTCAGCTCGAAGCTGATTTCGAGCTTCTCGACGACGCCGTTGGCATAGGAGTAGTCGATCCCCGAGAGCGGGTCGTGGAGCAGGAACGTGTAGGCCTGATGCTGGGCCGTCTCGGCGACGGTGAAGGTGTGGGTGTACGGTCCCGACCCCGCTTTGGCGTAGCCGCCGAACATCGAATAGAGAAGCGGCGGGAACGAGGTGTCGCACACGATGCCGGAGAGCGTTCCGGCGGACCATTTTTTCGTTTGCGTCAGGCCGACGTTGTCTTCGATGATTCCGTACGCCTGGCTGTCGACGGCAAATTCTTTTTTCTCATCGAGCGTGAGGTCCATCCACGGGTTCCAATATCCGGCCGTGGTGTTCGCCGTGCCGCGGGTTGCTTCTTTGCCGAGCCCTATCTGTACTAATCTCCCGATGCCTTTTGCCATATCGCTCTAGTTTACTGCTTATCCTTCTCGTCAATGGCAGCTGTGGATTGCTGGATCGATGCATCGGTAGGGCCGTTGATAGTCGGAGGCGGCATGCCGATCGCCCGCTTTATCTGGTGATAAATCACTTCGGCTTCCGCAGTGGTATCGGCGTAGACCACTGCGGCGTAATGGGTGGCCGTTGCCGCGAAGTGGAACTCCTTCTTCGCCGGTGGCGCGGTCATCATCTTGTTCTGTTGTGGTTCGTCGAGGCTCATGGGTTGGTGTTTTGCCACTCATAGAGTGACTGACACTTCAAGGTTACCACGAGGCAAAGCAGCGTCTTGTCCGCTGTGGATACCGGAGTTCCCTCAAGCTCAGCCGGGAGAACGGAGGCGACGGCGGTCCCGGCGAGCGTGAAGTTATTGTCAAACTGATTGAGGATGGCGTCGGTCAAATCTTCGACATCGGTGTCGGGGTTTTGCAGCGTCGAGGGATTGAGCACGAACAGAAGATCGAAGCGGTACGTGCGCCGGTTGGTGGCCTGGTCTTCGATTTCGGACGTGATTTTAGGCATCCCGACAATCGCGAAGGGATACCCAGCGGTGGGCTCCATAGTGAGCGGGTTGGGGTTGGCGTCGATCGCGTAGAACGAATTGATGGTGCCCGCGGTAACGAGCGCCTGGAGATTTACCAATATCTGTTCCTTGATGGGTTTTGCGAGTTGGCTCGGCATAGTTATTGGGCGGTGGCAATGGCCTGCACGATCTGCTGCAAGGCGGTGCCGAATTGTTCGTTGATGTCAGGCGTCGCGGCGGCTGCGATCCGGCCCATGAAATCATTTGCTTTGGTTCCCGGATGCTGGACGCTTTTGACCGGATGGTCGGCGCCGGGCCAGTAGAGTGCCTTCGCGTTTGTGGGAAGAATGACGTGCGGCTTGGTGCCGAATTCGACGAAACGAGCGTAACTCGCGGTTGGGTACCAGCGCAGCAATCCCGCCGTGAGTTGCGCCTGGAATGTCTGCGCCAGGAATCCCGTGCGCCACGGCACCGTAGCCTTGGTCGTGTACTTGGCGAGGATCGCCTGCGAGGCGGACAGCGCGCGTTGCAAGATGGGCGCGGCGATCTCAGGCGCCTGCTGAAAGTTAGCGATGAGCTGCGGCAACCCTGCAATCTGTATGGTGAAGTCCATAAATCAAAAGCGAACGTCCTTGTATTGCCCAAGCACCTCGCGGTCCTCGGCATCGAGGTCGTTGCGCCATCCGGCGATCTGCGCGCCTTCCAGGCTCATGCTGGTCTGTCCGGCGAGCTGTCGGCGTTTGAAGCGGCGCACCACCAGGTTTTCGCACACGTTGGTGATATCGCCCGGAAGCCAATGCGTATTGTGGTCTTCCGGATTGGCCCAGTTGACGGGATAGCCGCCGACGTAACTGGCGCGGATCATGTTGTTGTAGATGCGCGGCAGCACGCCGTAGATGCGGATCATCCCAGACGGATACCAAATCTGACCGCTGATAGGGTCGGTGCGCGGGTCCACCAGTTCGTACTGGTCGGGAATGAAGTCGGTCCAATTTGGGTTGCTCGGCGTCCCTGCCCTCCATGAAAACTCGGTGACGTGGATGCCGTCTGCGGCCGGGAAGACAGGCGTGTTGCGAAGTATAAGAAATTTCTGCCGCGGATTCGTAGCTGAATACGTGTCGTTGACGTAGGTCTGTTGGACGAATGAATTTCGTCCGCATTCGTTGTTTATGAAATTCGTCGCCCAGTTGATGAGGCGGGTGAGGACGAGGTCAAAGGCTACCGGCTGGTCGATGATGTAAAGCGTGACCGACCCGGAAGCGGTCGCGTTTTGCGACATAGTGAGCGCGCCGGAGGTTATCGCCGTAAGCACGGTGTCTACCGGAATGCCGTTTCCCGCGATCGTCGTGATGCCGGTGCCGGTTATCGTTTGGCCGACGCGAGGCGTCTTTCCCGTCGGCAGTGTGACGTCCGTAAGCGTCGGACTGTCCTCGGTCGTCGTTGCTGTGATGGTGATAAGGAGAGACGGGTCAAAAAGCAGGTCCTTCACCCGCTGCAAGGTTGTGAGCGCAAACGGGCTTGCTTGTTCTCCAGTCATATATTCGAGGCGAGTGTCCTCGCGACGCACCCCGACGAGTGCCTACAGGGCGAAGGCAGGTCGGGATGCGGAAGCGAAAACGCTTAGGTGTTGGAGACGGCCGTGCGAACAGGGAGCGGCTGGCCGCTGCCGGGCGCGCCGATGAACTCGGCGTAACCCAGGACGGCGGGCGAGGTGCCGCTGGTGAACGCGGGCGTAAACACGACGCGGAGGTAGCGTTTACGACCACCCTGCGCGCCGGTCGACGCGCCGTTATTGAGATTGATCCCCTCAATGCGGGCGTAGATATCCTGCGCTACGGTCTTGACATTGACGGTGCCCCCGATGGCGGTGCCGGTGTTGTCGTTCGCGGCCACGAAAGTCGAGTTGTCGCTCGATTCCTGGAGGGCCCATGCGAGCGTAGCCGCCGACGGGCTGCCGGTCGCGATCTCCGTGCGCAAGTGCAACAGGATCGATTCGGCGATAAAGCTCTGCGCCGTATCGACGGAATCGCTGTCCACAGCCGACGAGCCGGAGAACGATTGGATGGCTACCGAACTCGTGGTGATGCTCTGGTGGAGCGTGTCGTCATAAGGATTTTGACGCATACGAATGGTGTGATGTGCCACTTCGCGCCGTCGATCCGGCGTGCGCAGGGGCGGCTGCGTGGCGTGGTAACTAGCCCTGGTTCGCGAGACACACGAGCGTGCCTTGCTGATCGTGAAGCGTGCCGGGGCGCCCGTCAGGGCACGTGCACGCATCCCCGGCCTTCGGCTCGACAGCACCTCCCGCGTCGGCTGCGGCTTTTTCCTCTTGCGAGGATTGTGCCGCGGCCTGTTCGCCGGAGGTTTCGCTGCCAGCATCGACGTGTTCTTGTTCGTCGCTCATAGCGAGTAGATGTTATCGAGTAACCTATGTCCCGAATTGGTTCACCGCGAGGAATGGCGGTGGACTAACTTCGAGAGAGGGAACTAGGACCCGGCCGTCTTGCCGACGACCATCGCGCGGGGAAGCGTGAGCGTGAGAGCGTGGCGCGCCTTGTAGACGATGCCGCGCTGGTCAGCCAACGCAATCTCCTTGCCGCCGAAGCTGCCGGACTCGAACTGGCCGACGCGCATTTCGCCCTTATCTCCGAATGCGAATGCTCGCATGTTGCCGAAGATAACGAACGGCGTGCTCGTGGTGTCCGAGAAGCCGTTGCGATTGCTGTCGCCGACCCCTGGGAGCCAGCGATTGGTGTAGACCGGATAGCCGAGGATCTGACCGGCGGGCTTGATGGGTCCGCCGCCCGGATGGTTCTCGACCGCAGGCTCCGGCTGAGCGAGGCCTGCGAACGGCAGGATGTAGTTGCCGTCTTTCGACGAGCGCAACTTCGCCCAGACCGTGCGGTGCATGTAGAACCCTGCACCGTCCAGCAGCGACTCTTCGAGGTCGCCGATCATGGCCGAACCGTCGTCCATGATTTTCATGGCCTCGAACGTGGTTTCGCCGCTCGGGAGCACGTAGCTCGTCACCTTCGTACCCGTCTCGTCCACAGTCGTGGTCGAGGGGTAGTTGAGGATGCCGAGGAACGGGTCGCCGGGGTTGGAACCGCCGATAAAGCCCTGGCGGTCGATCATGTTGGCGAGGGCTTCGCCACCGAGGGCGAGCAGCCAGTCCGCCACATTGACCGAGGCATCCGCGAGCAGGTCGTTGCCGACCACGAACGCGAGCTGCCACTTTTTCGCGATGAGCTGTGCCTGTCCGAAGGTGATGCCGGTCACCGGGCCTGGAGCGTCTACGCCGAGGTACGCTCCGGTAAGGAACGCCCCGGTGTAGTTCGGGACTGCGAGTTCGTCGGTCGTCATTTCCCATTTCTGGGCTTGGTTCATGATCGTGCCGACGGAAGCCGCGATGCGCATGATGGCATCCGCTATTTCGCGCGATACCAGGTAGCCGCCGCGGTTGTCCTGCTCTTCGATCAAAGCCTCATTGGCTTTGGTGTCGATGTTGAAGGTGCCGCGAGCCGCCGCTTTGGCGATCTCGACGAAATCGGTCTTCTGCTTTTCAGAGAGGCGAGTGCGGTCGAAACCGAACTCGGCACGCTCTTGGCGGAGCTCCTTGACCACCTTCTCGGCTGCAGCAAGGGAGTGCTGGTCGATGAGCGGAAGGAGTTTCTCCTTCATCGTCTCGTCAAAGGCGGCGACGTGCCACGCCTTTACTTCTTCTTTTGTAGGCATAAGTAGCTGTTGAGCTACCGCGGCCGGTTAATTGCGCTGCGGTCCCGATTTAAGGTCCTTGTTGATCTTTTCGAGGCCGCGCGTTGCCGCGGTAGTGATTTCCCGCAAAACATCGCGTGAGAAGAGGTGAGCATCGAGCTCAACGTCCTTCTCAGAGGCGCCTCTTGCAGGCCTCGACCTTTGGTTCACGGGTGCCATCGCCGACGATTTCTCATCGTCGTCGCTGCGGCCTTCCTCCCCGTCGCCATCACCGAGTCCTCCATGGAGGCCCTCCACAATGGCAGTTGCAGCTTTCAAATGTTCATGGGCCTCGCCCAGCTTTTCACGCGATGCGGCCGAAATGCGCGCGCCGATTTTCATCGTCAGGGCGTGCAGGACCTGCGGGTCAATGTGCGGCGCGAGATATTCCTTCAGCACCGCGATCATTTTTTCGTCCGCCTGGTCTTCTTCGCCGAAGGCTTCCTTGCACATGCCCTTGGCGATTTTGACGACGGATTTCTTGTGTGCGCGCCCGGCCGTATCGAGCTGGCCGGTAATCCAGTCGGTATGTTCGTCGGCCTGGTCGGGTCCGCCCTGAACGCTCTTCATCATGCGCTCGTCGAATTCGCCGAGGGCCTTCTGGCTCTTGTCCTGGTAGGCGTCGTGTTCGTCGCGCAGCGCTTTCAGGTGCGGCTTTTTGTCGAACGCCTTGTTCTCTGAAGGGTCGAAGCTGCGGAAACAGGCGATCGCCTTCGCGCGGTGCATCGTATGCTCGTCTGCCATCGCGGAGCCGAGGTCTTTGAGCGCTTCGCGCATCCGGCCTTCCTTGGTAGGTTTCTTGGCAGCCTTCTTGTCGCCGTCGGCATCTTCGCCCTGGTCTTCAACCACGGCCTTTGCGCGTTCTTGGAAATCATCGAGGGCTTTGTCTATCTCGCCGGTGTGGCGCTCGTGTTCGTCGCCCAGCGCCTTGATGAGGGCTTCTGCGACGCGTGCGCCTTCTCCACGGACTTGTCGTCGTCCTGCGGCAGGCACACCAGCGCGCCGTCCGGGTCTTTGGGATCGGTGGTCAGCACGCCGGGCGAACCGTCATCGGTCGTGCAGGAATCACCCGGCTGCGCTTCCTTGAGCGCCTTGAACTCGGGAGGGTCTTTTTCAAATTGGCGGTAATGTGACGCTAAATGCTCGTATACGGCCTTCTTGTCGCCGTCGACGTCTACACCCCCACGGGCGCCCATAAGGGCTCCCATAGCGGCTTTTACGCCGCTCCAGACGGCAGCGCCGGTCTTGGCGTCATGATGCGGCAGTTTCAGGTCGCCATAGGCCTCCGGCGGGTTGTTTTTGCTGTAAGCGAAGTGACCGGCGATCTCGCGCTTCTCCGCGTCGCTCAGGTCTTCCCAGCTCTTGTCGGTGAAATCATTGAGGCCGGGCTTTGACCAGGTGGCGCTCTCCGGCGCCTTCTCATCGCTGACGTTTTTGGGGACGTACCCGAGCGTATCCATGAAATCGAGGCCCTTGTGGCGCAGCCCGAGCATGTCCAGGCCGAGCTCCTTGCCTTCCTGAAGCGTGAGCGCGCGGCCCTGCGCGGGCCCGACGCCCTGGTTGGCGGGGATGGGCACGAATGAAAATTCGAGCAGCTCGGAGCGCGTGATGATGGAGCGGTCGTCGGGGTCGAATTCTTTGGGGATGAAGCCCACGGAGGTGGTGCAACCGACGTTGTAGCCGCTCTTGATGCCGAACTCGTACATTTTGCGCACTTGCTGCGCGAGCGGGTTGATGTCGGCGGAAAGGAAGACGCCGCGCGCGCCGAGCGCCGGTACGCCGCGGTAGCTCGTGTTGTACGTCTCAACGCAGACGCCGATGGGGAGCGAGTAGTAGTCGTGACCCCAGAGCACGATGGGGTTGTTTTTGTAGTTAGAGAGGTCCCAGCCGTCTTGCCGGACGATTTCACCGGCGCGGTCTTTCACCTCGGTCGAAATGATGACGTCGAACGTGCCGTTCTGGTCGCCCGCCTTGCGGGCCTTCTCGATCGCGCCGAGGTCGAGCGCCTTAACGCGAGCGCGGATGTCGGCGGCGAGCTCCTCGGAAAGTTTGAGCGTGAGTTGTGGCATATATTTTTTTCTTAATGATACCGCCCAACACGCTCGCGCAACTCCACCTGTGGATAGCTAGAACCCAAAGAAGCTCCACAGCGTCGCGCCCGACGGAGACGCTGGCGGGGTGCTTCCCGTGAATGGGACAGTCGTCGAAAACGTCGGGCTGCCGTGGGTTGTCAGGTTGAAGGCGTTGGAGGTGAGGTCATTCCAGTTATTGTCGAGATTGTAGTACGCGACGAGATTAGTTTCGTTTCCTACCAATTCCTGTTGGAAATTTGCATCGAGCTGCGTGGTCGTCCGGTTGGTGTTCCACACACGAACATCATCGATCAGCGCATCGCAGAAGGCACTCGCGGAGAATGACGCACCTTGCGCGGTTGAGTCCCCGGCTCCGAAGGAAAAATTGTTGTTTCCCGACGTGCTGCCATTGCCGGATGACGCGACGGTCGCCTCTGATGAGTGTGTTCCGTTTTGAATGGCCTCATATAACGTGACCGTCGAGCCGTCGTAATCGTAGACGAGGTGGTACCAGGTATTGAGGCTCAATGTTGTCGTCCAGGTCGCGGAGTTATTGGCGACGAACGATTTACCCCGGGTGGCGACGACAGAAAATGTGCCCGAGTTATTTTGATACCAGAGAATGTTGGCGACGAATGAAGAGCTTCCTGATTCCTGCTCGGCGATGATGCATTCATGATTGGTGGCCGGTGCCGATGTGAAATATACCCACGCTTCCATCGTGATGGCGCCTCCCGTGATGCCGAGATTGCTCGTCGTTATGGCCGCGTATTGAGAGGACGCCGAGACAAACTGTCCCGAGTTTGTGTTCGTGGACGCGAAAGCGATGCTCGGCAGAAGAAGCAGCGCAACGGCGTTGAGAATAATCGCTAGATTGTGTCGTTGACGGTACATTGGAGTTGCGTCGGCGAACCGGTCGGCGTGCCAACCACGGCGGTAGTGGATGCACCTGTGGTGATGGTCGCGTTGTTAGTTATCGTCATCTTGCCGATCGTCGAGCTGGCGACGATGAAATTAACGTGGTTGATCGTAGCCGTGCCAGCCTGCCAGTAAATATCGAGGTCGAGCGTCGCGCCGGTCGGAAGCACGGAGCACCGCAAATAATTCCAGGTCTCACCGTAGCCAACTTCAATCTGTTGCGGCGATGAGGTGCCGATCCACGAAGTGGTGGTCGAAACGGTAAAACTGCGGTTTTCAATCTGTGAAATGTTCGTGCTGCCGATGGTGAGCCCAGCGCTTGCATTGAAGAGCGATGAAGTCGCAACCGCGCTCGGAACCGCCGACGAGCTCGTCTTGTTCGCCAGGACGCTGTTGGCGCTGATGGTCGCGAGTCCGAGCGTGCCGCCCGCGCCACCTACGGCCGAAAAGGTACCAGCACCGCCGCTGTATGTGAGTCCGTTGCTCGGTGTCACTGTCGTCGTGGCGACGCTCGAAAGCGCCGCGGCGCTGTTGCCGTAGAGAAGCTGCCCCGCGGTGAAGGACGTTTGACCGGTGCCGCCGTTGCCGACGGTGAGCTGCGAGCCACTCCAGTCCGCGTTGTTGACCGATGCGCATGTCGGGCTGCCGCTCGCGGAAACTGCCGTGAGAAATTGACTGGAGCACGCGCTTGTACCGCCGAACTGCGTTACCTTGCCATTTCCGTCGACCGTCAATATGGCGTTCGAATAGCCGGTAAGCCACACGGTGGACGTTGCAGTGAGCTCCGAGGTCGAGGCGTTGGTGAAATTCTGGGTCGCTGTCCACCAATTCGAATGCGCCAGGTTGAGGTCGAGATTAACCGTGCCGGTCGTCGTAACCGGATTGGTGCCGCTGATGCTGAGGGTCGAGTTGGGCGAACTGTGATTGACGCTCGTCACCGTGCCCGTCCCGCCGACCGGGAAGCCCAGAGAGGATGTCGCGGTCAGTTCATAGTTTCCGTTCGCGTCTCCGACGAGCACCTTGCCATAGCTGGGAAGGCTCGATGTGCCGGTACCCCCGCCGAATATCGGCGTGACCGTAGTGGCATGAGCAAACGGTATTCCAGAAAGAATGGCGTAAACGTAGAAGGCGCTTGCGAGAACGACGCCTCCGAGCCCAATCAAATCAACTAAGGTAGTTTCCGTTTTATTCGGGTTGAGCATACATCAGTAATTATAATCCGCCCTGATCTGCCCCGCGGAGTAGCTGTTGATAGTGGTGATGGTCGCGCCGCTGAGCGTGTAGTCCACACCGCCGCCGGTGAGCCGCTGCCCAGCGCCATAGAGGCGCAAAGTGCCCGACACTGGCGTGTGCGCGAGGGTCCAGCTCGTACCCGACCCCGACACCGCTTCGTCATAAACTGGCGTGCCAGAGGGAAGCGCCGCGGCGATGTCGGAAATCATCTTTGCCGTGATGCCCAGCACCAAGCTGTAAGTCTTACCCGCCGTGTTTTTGTTGCTGGCCGTCGTGCCTTCCTGCGCGCGGGTGATGGTCAGCGTATCGCCGGTGACGTTCGTAACGCGCACGATTTCGACGTTCGGATCGTTCGCCGTGTTCGGATAGTCGGTCGAGTTCCACCAGATGAGTTGGAACGGCGTCGCTGGCAGTTTAGAGCCCTGCCCCGATTGAAGCGTGATAGCCGTCGCGGACGACGAATAGCCGGTGGATGCCTGGACTTGGACGAAATTTGCTACAGAATCGAGCGCCATATATTTTATTGCGGATGGTCTCAGTATAAGTCCCGGCAGAGGCTACGGCACCGGGTGTTGATAGGTTATAGACCGCGCCCTGTTTTCTTTCCGTGGCAAGGATTACAGAGCGTCTGAAGGTTTTTCATCCTGTTATCGTGTGTCTCCCGATACGGCACTATGTGATCAACCTGGAGAGGTGCGCCAAAGCGCCGAACGTTTGCGCGATTGGTAAGGCCGCATTGCACACACCGGTCATCATCTCGTTCGCGGACTCGGCGTTTGATCTTGTCCCAGAGCGTACCCCGCCACCAAATCTTGCCGCCTTTCCAATTGTGGTTGAGCGGCCCGACGTGCTCTTTCATCGGATTGAATTTTTTGTGCCATTCTGAGTTTTTCCGGCGCATTGCCGCGCTCTTATTCCGCTCAACTAAGAACGACCAATCTCTGCCGGGAAAGTGATTGCCACGTACAGCGTCGTGCGCTGCTGCCGTGGTCTTGTCTGGATCGCGGAGGCCGTTGGCGTATTCAAATTTTAACTGGTGAGTGCCGTTGCAGTAATTTCGGGGTCTGAGCCGATACGGCGGTCTGCGTAATGCCTTATGACAGTAAGCACATTGTGTAGTTGCCACACGTAAAGTCTAACATCGGCAATAGGGGTGCAATTTCTAGACTGTGGATATCACCTCAGGCCGCACGTAACACCTACAGTCAGGATGGCAGGGAGGAACGTTACCTTCACCGTAGTCAGTACTGAAGAAATCGTCGCCGGTTGCGACCTCCTTACCGTCCAAATCCTGACACACAGGACAGACTCTGTCGTCTTCGGCAGTATAAAATTTCACCGTTTGGACGACGCCGCTCTGCTGCCAGGCTGCAAGATTCGCCTGGTTGGCGGTGCGGAAACTCTCCGTCTTGGCAATGAGTCCGGCTCGGCGCTCGTCAGCGAAGCTGTAAACGCCGTCGACCGCCTGCGTCAGTTCGGTAAGGTTCGTCCCGCCCGCTTGGGTCAACTTTTCCCCGATCACCTCCTTCAGCTGCGCGAGTGTCGTCCCGGTGTAGCTCTTCGCCATGTTGGAAATGCCGCGGTCGAGCGCGTCGCGCACGCTGTCGTCGGCGAGGATGTCGCGCTGCCCGGCGCCTATCATTGACAGAGCCGCCGCGGCTTCGTTGCGCGTGAGCGCGGTCAGAATCGGCGTCGCCAAGTCGATGGTGATACCAATCCATTCCTGCGGGTCGAACAGGTCGCCCAGCGCTTTCTTCGCGGCTGTCTTCTTGAGCCCCGGCAACTGCGCAATGGCTTCCAGCACGTCGGCCTTTTGTCGACGGTTAATGGCGATGAATATTTTTTGGAGTTCGTCCTGCGCTCGATCGCTGCGATCGGCAAACCGCTTCCAGTGGTCCATGTAATCGGCGTGGGTCAGCTCGTTGAAGCTTTTGACCTGGAACTCCGGCGCGCGGTCGAGCTGCTTCTTGAACGCTTCGAGGAGACCCCGGCGCATCGCGCCTACCCCGCTGTTGGCGCTTTTACCGCCGATACGCAGCCGCACCGATCTTGCCAGCCAACCTTCAGCCGTGCGGCTCTTGGCGAGCTGCGGCGCGATCTCCTCGCCTTCAGGCTTGTCGGTCTGTCCTGCTGGCTCCATCGCTGTGGGGCGCATGAGCTGGTCGCCGCCGTCCACCGGCCCGAGCCCCATGTACGTCTTGCGCGCCTCGTTCTGCGTCATGATCGGCATGTTGCCGACGGCCGCCTGCATCTCTTCGGTCCGGAATTCTTTGTCCTCCGGCACGGGGTCGATGAACGTCAGGTACAGGTCGTCGCCATAGCGCGGGACCAGGAACTCGTTGAGGTAAGAGACGACGAGCAACATCTTCGGCTTGATGGTGCGCTTGCTGAAGACGTAGTCGGCCGTCTCCGCCGTGGCGCGGTTCGTATCGCTCTCGGCCGTGCCGAGGATGGTTTTGGAGACGCGGAACGCCGCCAGGATGCGGTCGCGCGTGGCGTCGGTGAGCTTGGCGAAGTCCATGTCGCGCTGGCTGACGCCCGCATTCTTGAGGTCGACGCCCTTGGGGAGCACCGGCGTCTTGTGCGCGTTCTCGACGCCCGCATACGCGTCTTTGAAGCCCTGCCGGATGCGCTCGATCTGGCCTTCGACATTCGTCTGCGTCGCGAGGTAGAGCCCGACGCTGGCGCCGTTGAGGAAGAACTTCCGGTTGTACTCCATCGCGTAATTGTCGCTGTCGATCCACGTCGGAATCGTCTGCGGAATGCCGATGCCGACGAACGGGTCGCCGGGGTCCGGATATTTGATGTGGAGGATTTGGTACGGCTCGAAGCGGAAGACTTTCCCGTCGTAGGTAAATTCGTAGTGGCTGAGCTTGTATGGGAAGCTGCTCTTGTTGAGCTTCAGCCGCATGGAGCCGGGATTGAGCGGGTAGATGGCGCGAGGTTGGCTGCGGTCGTCTTTCACGCCATCCAGCAGCCAATAGCAGTTACCGGTAAGTTCCAGGTGCGCCATCGTGACGTACTTCAGCTCGATGCCGGTCATGTGCTCGTTGACGCCGTCCAGCAGCGTCAGAAGTGGGTGGTCCTCCTGCTCCTCGTGCTCGTCGCCGTTCACTTGGTAGAGCCGGAGCTGGACGTTCGCCACTTCGCTGGCGATGGCGTTCACCGCCGCGAAGGTCCAACCGGTGAAGTTGCCCATGGCCTTGGCGGCGTCGACATGCTTGGCGCCGGTGGGCTTGTAGATGGCGAGCGGGTCGTCCCCGAGCGTCTCGGACTTCTCGCTTATGTTCGGGATTTCTGCCTTGCGGCTGCCGCGCCGGTCGCGCAGCACTACGCGGCCGTCTTCAGTAAAGCCCTCTAGCCGATGGGAAGGCTGCGTCGTCGTCGAATGTGGGTTGGTGGTGCGCTGGAAGACCCGATTAAAAAATTCCGGCATACTTGCCGAAATTGTAGCACCTAGCCTAAGACCTAATAGCTCGGTGGGGATAGTAGCATCAATGCTTCAGCAATGCCGCCAACTGTGGCATCCCAAAATAAATGAGAAGAACAATGACCAGGATAATCCCCAACGGTCTCAACAAAGCTACTAGCATTGTACGCATCGTAAACTCGAAGGCCGCGTGACCGTGCCGAAAGATAGACGCTGAGGTAAATTCTCCCTTTAACTGAGTAGGATGCATTTTCCGTAGCCATTGAATTCTAGTTTTTTCCCATAACGTTGGATCGGCATCCATGCTCGTCACATAGGAATACGCGACCAGGTCTTTGAGGTCCCGGGATAGGCGATCAAAAAGCTGAAAGGCAGTATATTTTCCGATCCGGATGTAAATTTGGTCCTCAAAAGGCCGTCCGAAATCAGAAACGACCGGATAAAGTACAACGGCCACCACGCCATTAGGACCGAATGAATAGAGCAATGTTGCACCATTTTCGGCAGCGGCATTCCCGTCGACTGTTTGCCGGAACATGCTTCGGAAGCCGAATCTCGCTTCCAATGTGTCTCGACTGGTGGCCGATACGTAAAAGCTAAAGACATTTTCAAGCGCACCAAATCGTGAGATAGAACGGACGATTCCTGGAATCGCGGGTATGGCGAGCTCGACAAAATAATCAAACTCCATCCTCGCCAAAGATAGTTTTTCATAAGATTTTCTGAAAGGATGAGTCACGAAGGCCCCCGACCAAGTGAAATGGTTACCAACTAGGATACGATAGGCTGCGAAGTTTCAAATATACTGCACCTTCTGTTCCTCGATCCCGTCGCCAATGACGCCTAGAATAAGGTAAACCAGCGCATCGACTGCGTCGTCGTGTTTTTCGATACCGAAGCCCAGTAGCTGGGTCAGCAACCGTTCGCATCCGGCCCTCGGAAACATCACTGTCCCATTTTTGATGTAGCGCGCAGCGACGCGCAGCCGCGCCCGCTTGTCCTTGATCGGGTGCATCCCTTGGACACTGAAAGCGCGCCTCTCCATCTCCTCGATTGCCACCTGCTGATACGCCACCGCTTCGACAAAGAACTCGCTGCTCATATTCGAGGCGCGGCGTACGTTGTCGAGCGTGTCCATCGTCTCGGTGAACGTCATGTGGCGAATGATCGGATTACCCTGGATGTAAATCTGCGTCTTGCCTTCCGGCCACGCGACCTCGGCGCTCACGATGGCCGTGTAGTCGGCGCTCTCCTTCGTGCTGATGGCTAGGTCGACGCCGTGCGCCAGGTAGTTCCCTTCGTCGAACGGCGGTTCATCCCAGTAGTGAATGTCCTCGGCTCGAACGTCCTGGCCTTCCTCGGGCACGACCTGGAGCAGCATTTCGCGGCGGAAGCCGATGTCGCCAAGCTCCTCGCGCTTGCGGTCAATCGCCTCCTGCGTCGGGTATTTGGCCTTCCACGTGCAGCGGTCGATTTCCGGCCCGTCACCCTCGCGGATGAGCGGAAATTCCAGCACCTTGAAGATGCCGGTGTTCTTCAGCCGCGCCATGAGTCCATCGGTATGCAGCCAGTTCCCGACGACGATTGCCCTGCCCTTCTCGTCCACGGACGGCAGCACCTCGCCCCGGTACCAGCGGTCGCTTTTATCGCGGTTTTCCTGGGTCCTGACCCAATCGAGCCCTTCCACGTCGTCGGAAATGATGAGAGATGGCCGGTGCTGGCGGTGCTTGAGCCCGCGCACCTTCTGCCCGCGGCTACGCGCCAGGATGCGCACGCCGTTGTCGAGCACGCAGTTCATCTTCTGCCAGTCTTCGTCCGACTCCAGCGTCGGCTCCGGCCGGGGATCGTCAATCCGGCGATATTTCAGGTGCCCGTAATCGCGCAGGATGAGGTCGTTGTTGCGCAGCTCGTGCTGGACGCTCGCCGCGTTGATGCTCGCCTGCCCCGTCGTGTCGGCAAGCAGGATGATGAAGGGATAAAGGTCCGGGTGTTCCAGCGCGGCCCACAGCGGCAGCGCCAGCGACGCCAGCGTCGATTTCGCGCTGCCGCGGAAGCCGATGACTTCGAGCCGAGTGAGCGTAGCGTTCTCTAGCCCCTGGCACAGTTCGTCGAAGAAGTCGGAAAAGTCGGACGGGAAGTGATGGGGGAGGTAGGTAAGGCAGAAGCCCTTGAGGGTTTGGGCCGCTTCGCGCCGCAAATCGGCGTCGTCTACAAGACGCTCAAGCTGTAGCGTCTCCGGTTGCATGTAGAGCGAGCCACAATCGGGCTACGGCTTCAATAAGGGTCGAGCCCTCGCCCCAAAGAAATCCACTTTTCTTCGCATACCACTTCTTAAGTGAGAGAGAACGATTGACAAAAAGCAGATCATCGCCGCACCCCTCGATGAATTCTTCAAGGGTGGGCTGGGAAATACCGTGATTCAAATTGGCCTGCGACCATCCGACGAGGCCGTTGGACATGGACAAATAGCCGCCACGACCAGTTTGCGGAAACCCCGCGTCCTTCAATTGCTTCGCGAGTTCGTAAGGAATCATGGTTATTCGTTCGAGCGTGCGCCCCGCTAGTGACGAAGGCGTACACTCGAACGCGCTAGCCGATATCTCCTATCATAGCATCCTTTTTCTCAAAAAGAGGCGGAAACCCCATTCCACAATCTGAATGGCGCTAGCAAGGATACTAACCAATAGCAGGGGCCAGTAACCTGCGTCAGCCAGTTTATATGCCCTACTAAGGATTTCTCCTTGCATTACCTGCTCTTTCGATTGCGTCAACACAAACGAATACCTCTCATCCTGATGTAGGGGGTATTCTTTTGATCCTAGCTGCACAATACCCGAGACAACGCCTTCGCTGTTGGATGAGCAGCAGTAGTTCTGAAAGTAAGTAATAGCCTCCGTTTGAGGACGAACGCCCAATTCTAAATTCATCCCTTTTGCAGTCGGCAACAAAGCATGAAATTCAACATACGCCCGGCCAATGCCGTCGACCTTTACGAGGTCGTGCGGCGATACGATCGTGCCACTGCTGCCAGGACCGGCCGTTATCGTCACTTCCGCCAGGTAGGTTGATTGGGAGAACAGAACCAAGGGGCCGGATATCGAAACGACGCCAGCCATCGGCAGTAACCAGGTCAACTTCATGCGCCATCCCCCACACGCCTTCGTCGGTCGTTGCGTTCGCTACTCGGAACACTCAGACACCATCTGCTCAACCGTCGCCTCGGGCAACATCCCGCCGCGCCGCCACGCAGCGATGATCACCGCCCGTATTTCCGGCGGCAGAGGCTCGTAGCGCATTTCTCTGGCAATGGCATCGACCGGCTTCTGGTACATCCCGGTATCGATTTCGGCCTTCAACAGCGCGAGGTCGAGCATGACGACGGTCTTGGCCGCTTCGATGACATCCATGGGCAGAGGCGCTTTCATTCCCTCCTGCGCCGTCTCCTTCGTCCAATAGACGACGCTCAGCAACCGCTCCCGCATCATCCGGTAGTTCTCGCGGGTGAACTGCATGCGCTGCTCAATCTGGGTGCGATCGGCTTCGATGAGGGCTTGGCGCGCAACCTTATCGGCGAGCTTCTTGATGAAACGTGGATCGAACTCGCGATTGAACCGCTTCGTCAGCTTGTCACGGATTTCACCGTAACCGATCAGGGGATCAAGCGCGCGCAAATCCCGAATTTCGCGCTTGATTGCATCGTGAACTGGTTGGGAGTAAGTGGCCATACGCGTATTTCTGCGTTTGGACAAACTATATCACGCCGCTCCTTCAATCCGCGGGCGACCAAGCAACGCCAACACAGTTCGTGAAACTTGGCGGCGGAGCTCTTGAAGCACCACCGGCGACTCATCGAAGGTAGCAGCTATATCATGCGGGTCTACTTGAAAAGCAATCGACGACGGGAGCACGAGATAATCCATGAATGTCCGCATGGCTAAGAGCGCTAGATTGCAGAGGTTCTCCTGAGCGCTGGTAATTTCATCATCCGAAACGATCGGGTCCGCATCGCTCTTCGATGTGAATGTCTCGCGAATGGGCGTAAGAAAGAATCGAACATCATAATCGATAATCGACAGTTTGTCCGCGATCGAGGGATCAGTCAGCTTGACACGAAATGCACTGTGAGCGAATTCATTCCGAATTTTCCGGAATGCGTCCAACTTTGCCTTTTGTGTTGGGGAAATCCACCCGAGTTGGTGGGAAAGCGAAATGCGGCTTCCGAATGTCGAAAGAGGACCGTTGCTTCCAAAGATTTGCTCTTCGACGACAGCTGAACTCACATGCCGCAAGTGCGATTTGATCAGCAACCGTACCCGATCTTCCAAGTATGACGCGAAGATCAGAACTTGAGCGGTTTCGGATTCGCGCTGCAAACGACCAAATAGCTCTGGCAACTCGGACGCGTCGAACGAGATTTTATCGACAGCCTCTCGCGCAGCTTTTACTTGTGTGTCGTATATAGCTTTGGCGACCCTCTCGACAATTGGATCGTCTCGTTCATCCTTGCTGTCCATCCGGCACCTATTCCCCTTGGGCCTCGTCGCCTTCAACTTTAGCCCCTGCGTCGGCTTCCTTCCACGTCCAGGCTTCTGCGTGCTTCGCGAGCGCGAGGTTGCTTTCAACGCTGCCGAGTAGCTGCGTCATGGCCTGCTGTACCTGCGCGGCGTTCTTCGCCATCATCTGCATTTCAGGCGCGAGCTTGTTGCGCTGCTCCTGAAGGTCTTTGCGCTTGTTACGGTTTTCAACCGTATGCGAATCAACGGCCGCTCCAAGTTCTTTGATGTCGGCTTTGAGCGTCTTGTCCTTCTCCTGGAGCTTGCAGTACTCGGCGATGAGGCCGTCAAGGTTTTTGCCGATCCAGTCCGCATGGCAGGCCGCACCCCATGCCTTCGCCCGGCATTCATCGATGAATTCCTGACGGTGTTTCTTCTGCTGTGCAGTGGTAAACGTCATAGGCCATCAGGCGAGCAACCCACGCGGCTTTTCTGTCTGCGCCCGCCGCTCGGATTGCAGAAGCATATCCTTTGCCGGAAGTTCGGTGTCGTATCGCCATGTCCCATTGCGATGCAGGACGATGACGCCAGGGCTCAATCGGCGGGGTATCCGGGTGTAGATCGCGAGTTCGTCGTTGCTCAGCGCGTAAGATTTCAGCATCTGGGCTCCAGGCTCGACGCCACGGGCGATAGCCACCATATACCTGTCAAATTCCTCATCGGTCATATGCCCTAAGTGAATCACGCCGCCGGTTGAACGTCCATCAGTCACGTGTGGATAGCTCCTGAAGCTCCCGGCGCCGTTCATCGGTTACGCCGGTAAAATCGGACATTCTGCGCGGCAGGGACACGCCGCAGTCGGAAACCAGTTTGTCAATTTCGTGGGGCTCGAAGCCTTCGGCGAGGAAAAAGTCGTAAATGCCGAGCCGGGATGTTCCGGCGGTGATGAGACGTATCAGCTCGGCGCGGTGGTCCATTCACCGTCATTCTATCGCGGAAAATTGGCGCCAATTGCTTTCGATGCAAGAGCGAGTATGCCGCCACCCAGTCCGCATATAAGCGGGATGGCGTTTGTGCTGTAAGCACCGAGTAACCAATAATAAATTCCGGAAAAAAGAAGAAGGACCAAACCTCCCCAAATTGGGAGAAAAAAACACAAGACACCGGCACCCATAGCTAAATAAGGTAGATTTACCCCTAGAGCGGTGTAGCTCGGACTAGCCACCTGCCCGACAGGTCCCGTCAACAAAATAATGTTCATCACGAATCGTTCGTAAAGGCCACCGGCAATTCCGAGGAGTCCCCCTACGATTGAGATAAACTTTGCGGCTTTAAGCCGCGTGTTGACCGAGTGTTGAATACTCATGTGTTTCCTCCCCTACTAGCTCACTGCCCACTTACGGTGGTTAAATGTCAAAATCCGTAAGCCTTAACTTCATCAATGGAATGCACCACATGGTATTCGCCGCCGTTCGTTTTGCAAAGCCTCTGAAATTCCTTCTGCTCGGGTGACTGATAGCTGCCCTTTTGCTTCACCTCCAAACCACAATATTTTCCGCCCGGCCGGATGACGGTGATGTCGGGCAATCCCCTCATCGTGTATTTCGGCAACGCACGGAACGCGCCGCGCGAGCGATCGAAGACCGGCACATTGTTAGAACGCCAAAAGAGATGCTTGCGTAAAGCGAGGTAGTCACAGATCGCGCGCTGGATGTCCGATTCCCGCTCTTTCACATATAAATCGTAGCATGCAAAAGAGAAGCCGCAGCGGTTAGGCTGCGGCGAGGTTGCGCGCTCGGGAGGAATAAGCGCGGGTCCGAAGGGCAGCGTTATGCGCCCGCCAATTCGGCGATGTCGATGTCCTCGACGGCGCCGACCGTAAGGTCGAAGCCGAGGCGTTGCTGTTGCGAGCGCCACGAAGCCGCGTGCATTTTGATGCAGGATTGGAAGCAATAGACGATGCCCCACGCGTCGCGCGGTAAGTCGGCACTTTCGCGCGGGGTGAGCGTATGCGTGCCGCAACAGCATTTTTGAAGAGCAGTCGAGCCATCCATCTGATGTCTCCTTTCCGCTCTTCATCGTACCGCCAGAGAAAAACCCGCCAGGGAGGCGGGTGTGGATAGCGGGAGTTACGATGCTCTATCCGCTAAGACTGCGGGGCACGGATTGGGGCTGCACTCGCCTTCCGGCCGACCGCATCCCTTGCAGCGGAAGTCGGTATCGGCGGGGATGAGAACCCACGCCTGCACCCACGTTCCGTCGCTTCCGGGCGAGACTTCGGCGTTCCCGTCGATGTTGACCTCGTCCGTTTCGTACAGCTCGCGCGCCTTGTCGAGCTCGGCATCGGTGGCGAACAGGATCTCCGTCATGCCGCCTCCGCAAGATGCTCGCAAACGCCGTCGATCACCGCGTGCAGCTTCCGGGTGACGCCCGGATTTTCCGCGATGCGGCCGTTGAGGGCGAACGTGGCGGCATTGAAGAGCCGCCACGCGTTCTGGTCGCCGCGGAATTCGTCGAACGTCGGCATCTCCCATTCCCGCAAAACGTCGGGGATGCGCTGCACATTGATGACGCCTTCGCGGTACATGCCGATGATGGCGTGGTGGGCCTGCTGGTTTGTCAGCATCGCCCGCTTGTACCGCTCGAACGTCTGTGCCTGCACCTGCCGCTGCAACGACAGCGGCTCGATGAGCTCCGACACCAGCCCCGGCAAGTCGCGCTTGGCGTTTGCCGTGTGCTTCCCGGCGGATGACATGGTCGGCGATGAACGACAGGTTATCGCAGACGAAGACCTTCGAGCCGAAGGCGATGCCGACCGGGAACGTGCGGTCGTGGCTGTTGCGCAGCCCCACGGTGTCCGTGTAGTTGCCGTAAGGCGACTTCAGCGCAAGGACGCCAAAGTAGCGCATGCCGTCTTCGGTGACGCCGTGGTGTTCTTCGACCACGTCGTGCCCGTAGAAGCCCAGCGCATACCGCATCATCTCGACGACGCGGAAATGCGGAATGGGCATGTGCGTTTCGGTCGGCAGCGGCGTTTCCAGGCCGCGTAGGTCGTCATAGCTGACTTCCTTGGCACCACTGTGCAGCATCAACGTCATGTCACTTCTCCTCGAAAAGTAGGGGTTCGCAATACCGGTTCGCCGCCGTCGTTTGGCTCGGCGGCCGGTAATCGTCTTTGAGCTCAAAGAGCGTGGGTTGCGGCTGGCGTGCCGCCTTCCTCTGCTCGCGGCGAAGCATGAGGATGTCCCGCCATAGGTAGCGGGCGCCGTCGATATCGATGTATTTCATGCCGCCGCGTCCACCGGCGCCGGATTGCGTTTGAGGAGTTCCTTGCGGAGTTCCCGCGCAATCATCAAGCAGACGCTGAATTCCGACGTGTACGGCCCCTTCGGAACCTTCTCGCCGTAGGTACGCCAATAGAACCAACCGGCCGAACGATGTTCGACCGTCCATTCGCGCAAGGCGAACGTGTGTTTGGAAAGAACCATAGCTCCTCCTTTCCGCTACCGAGGCCGCACGCTGCGGCGCCGGAGAACGGAAACGAGGTGCTCTGCGGTCAATCATACCGCCTAGGTGACAGCATGAGACGAAATGGACGGGTTGGCTGGGGACAGCGCTCCGCGTAGATTCGGCTGATGGCGCTCGTGGTGAAAACCGTCAAAGGCAAAAAATATCTGTACGAGCAGAAATCCTATCGCTCGGGCGGCAAGGTGAAATCGATATCGAGCTACATCGGCCCCATGCTCGCGCTGCCCTTTTGGATTATGGGCGGGTTCCTCTCCGGCGGCGGTGGCGGCTTCTCGGCTCCTTCAGGCAAAGGCCGCAGCCGCAGCGCCCGGAGCAATAACGGCCATCGTGAACGCCAAATTTGGCAGAACACGCAGCGCGCGCTCGATGTGAAGTTCGGGGTCGATAAGAGCAGCCTGAAGGCATACCGGGGCAGCTACGGCGCGATGCCGGAGCATCTGCGGTCGGACTATCACCGCGAAACGATAGCGGCGCTGCGCGAGCATCGCGCCCAACATACGCCGCCTGCGAAACCAGATGCGGAGAAGCAGCGCCAGATTCAGGAATTCAATGCTGCCCGGCAGGCGGAGAAGGCGGCTACCCTTTCCGCTCCCGCGCCTTCTGCTGACGCGCCAAGCCTCCAAGACGGGCAATCTTCTTCCGACGCTCCTTCGACAGACGACGCTTTCTAGCTTTTCCGCCCAGACTACCGAGCGCGACGGCTGCGGGATTTTTCATAGGCTGAGCGATTTCATAAAATCAAAGAGTTTCGGGGCACGTTCCTGGTGTTTCTCCCCGCTGTACAGCGCCATGAGCTCGAACCAATTCGCTGCAATGCTATGCCACTGCGCCGTAAAATGTGCCATTTGCAGGAGGAGGCCATTTCGGTTGGAAGGGTCGATACACAGACCCAGGAACTGAACACAACGATTCGAAGTCGCTAGGGTCGGCGGGCGCCCATACATGCGACGGTGAGCCACCGAGGGCGACAGCGGCCATTGAAAAGGAGGAAAGTCCGGTATCTCCATCAACGAGCCAATTGCCAATCTTTTTTATCTCACGCTTGTTTGCGGTCATATTGTCGATAGTTCACACAGGCGACTTAGATTTTAATTACTGCTCACGTTGCCCATGCTTGCCGAAGCCTGAGTCATTCTCGTCGGGACTGCCGTGCGGCCCTTCCCGCTCCTGGTCTTGCTGCTGCGGGTCGAGGAGTTCGGGGTTCTCGTAAATGTTGCCGATGACCTCAACCTCCTCGTGCGGCGTTACCGCGTTTCGCAAAGAAATCATGCTCACATCAAAGCAGGCGTCGCGGAACTTTACCTCGTGTTTGTGTCACGCAGACTTGCCGGTTCTGATCCGGACGATATCCCCGTCATAAATCTCCTTTCTGTTCTTGTCGTGAAGGCCGGTGAATTGCAGGAGGTCGATGTCACTGAGTTTGACAACGTGCCCTACCTCCTCCCTCGCGTCCCAAAGATAAGCTGTGCCATCTGACCAAAGCAGTTCGGTGACCTCGTAAATCTTTCCCTGGTAAGCCGCACGAAATTTAATTTCCCGCTTCATACGTTTCGATTTGATGGCTGATAACGATGGTGCCGAGCGCGAACAGAACGGCGAACGCGAGCGCGGTGCACATCACGACTTTCATGCATTGTTCTGGGGTCATAGTTCCCGGCGCTTAAGTTCTTTAATCAAGGGGGTTACATCGAGGCGGTCAAAATACCTGATGGTATTTTTCAAATGGAGGGTACCCATCTTTCGGATGCGAACGCATGAGTCATCTCGGGTTTCATGCCAACCCTTCCGCCACTGCCTTTCCCGTTTATTGTCAAACTCTTTGTCGGCCGCAGCGCGATCTAGCAACCACTCGTCATATTCGTTCATAGTGCTATTGGTTATCGGCTACTACGCGCCCCGTCCCTCCGCACATCCCGCACGTTTCCCAATCAAAATCCGCCTCGCCGTTCGGCACTGTCACTTTGCCCTCGCCGTTGCAGCCGGGACACTTGGTAGCTGTGAAGCCTGACGGGATGCCGTCGAGCACTTCCACGTTCCGCGTCTGCCGCAGCAAACCCATCACATCCGGCATACCGCGCAGCGGCAACGGGTCAGGCTCGTTCAACAGCCGATTAAGCTCTGCCGCGCCTGCTTCTATCTTCCCCATGAGCGAGCCGACCGTCTCGCTTCCTCCGCACTCGCACAGCACATTTAGTTTCTTCTTCATACGCATTTGCATAATGCTATTACTAATATCTAAAGCTTACTGCTAAGTAGAAATCTGGCAAGTGGATAACGCTTATTTCGATACCCCGAGAACTATATTACGACCGTGTCAAGGGATGCTTAACCTTCAAAGGAAAAGGAAAGCTGCCAGCTCAGTATAGAGGCACCGATGCTGCCCGAGGCGAGCGCGAGCGAGCTGTAACTGCCGTCGAATAGCAGGCCAAGAATGTGCGGAGCGCATCCAGGGACGCGCGGCGCCGTCCCGAGGTCGACGAGGGGCGAGTGCCATAGCGACCCGATGCGCGACACCGCTCTCACTCGCCTAAGCATGGTGGCGTTTCAATCCGGGTGGCGATCTCGAACCGCGCACCTTTGATTGTTGACGCGGGTCCTTTACATTTGTCGGCGGGGACTAAAAAGGGGGAACGTCAGTGGAAAAATATCCTGCAGCTCGATTTATCGGGAATTTTCTGCAAGTGGCCGGATGGGCAGGCGTCGCCATCGGCGTGATTTTGTTTGTCATAGGTCTTTCGCACTTGGGCGATAATGACCTTCGCAGTTTAGCGGCACCAATGCAGTTAATCGGCGGTGTGATTTTGGCCGTGAACGGATTGCTTGCGGCAGGCGCCGGAAACATGATTAAGGTCTTTCTCGATATTGAGGGTCACGCTGCTGAAGCCGTCAACCAGCTTAGAGGACTGCGTGGTTATTTCGGCAATTCAGCCGCCGCTCGTCGCCGCCCTTGCGAGCCGCGAAGCAGTAGAACAGCTCCTTGCCGGTCGTGACGACCAGCGTGCGCTCGCCCGGCGCTTTGCAAGCCGGACAGGGTCCGCGGTATTGCACGCCGTGCGGCGTCATCTTCAGCCCGAGGATGCCGATCGCCTTCTCGATGCTGACGCGGGCTTTGACGTCGGCGAAATCAACGAAACCGCTCATGGGGATATCCTCCAAAGTGCGTCTACAAGGAATGGTACCATCGAGAAGGAAGGCAACTTTGGAGTGTCCACAGATGGCAAAGGGTCAACGTCCTGCCTACGAAGTGTTTGTCAGCGAAAAGAGCGGCGACAAGAACTACTACACGAAGGTCGGCGCGGCCTGGGAGGTGTCGGGCGGCGGCATTTCCATCAAGCTGACCGCGCTGCCGATCGATGGCTCGCTCGTCCTGTTCCCGCCTAAATCCGAGGATTAGTTCGCCGGGGACGCATGCGCGTCCCCTTTTTTATTGATGCGATAGTCGTCGTACCCGACGCGCTGCCACGCGGCATCGAGAATGAACGGCGTCGGCGCCGGTGCCTTTTCGAGCGATGCCAGTGACGGCATGGTCATAAACAGGATGTGCGGATGGCCCTTCCCGTCCGTGAGTTCCGACAGCAGCGCCATGATGCGGCGCATCTGCCCTTCGTCGGTGGTAACGACGAGTAGCTTCAGATTCGGTAGCCCAAGGCGGCTGCGGTAGAGCGGGCGGTCTTTGTCCAGCACGGCGATGTACTGGAGCAGCTTGCGCAGCCAGCTAGTCTCCTTGAAGTCGGGACGTCGCATCGGCTCACTGTTGCGATCGGCTTCGAGCGCGAAGAAGCGGTATGCCTTCTCGCCGTCACCGGGGAACTTGATGCCAAAGATGGCGTCGGGTTCCAGCGCGCGATTGCACGTTTCGTTGCCCCTCTCGAAGCGGTAGGAAATAGAGCAAAGAATGTCGAACGGCCGGTCAGCGCGCTTAGTCTCCTCCGGCGCCATGCGCAGGATGGTCGGCCACGGAATGAACCGCAGCTCCGGCCGCTCCCGGACGCCGATCTCAACCGACGACAAAATGTCGGAAATCATCAGCTCGTGCTGGAAGAGGAAGCCATTGCCGCGACCGCGATGCAGCAGCGGGCTCTCTTCCGACGCGCGGCCGTGGTCATGTAAGGCGTGCTCGCCCGCCTCGGTCAGCTCGTAGACGGCGGGCATGTAGCGCGCGTTGACCGCCTGCCATTGACGCTCGGGACGATTCAGATAGCCGAACTCATGGTAGAGCGCGCCCAGGCGCCGGACGAGCGCGTGCCGGTTGCCGCCGACGAGCGCGCACAGGTGGCTGCTACGTAAGCGCTCGGTGAAGGCGCCGGGTCAGGCTGCGGCGCGGGATTGACGGCGGGTTTCCAGTTCCAGGGCAACAGTTCGGCGATCCGCCTGGCGGGGTGATCGGCGATGCGGTCGAGCAGGTCGGCGAGGTAAGCCTGCGG